TTTACATCCAGCGGTGACGCAAGAGACTGCGATTCGGTTACGGTTTTCGATACGTAATCACTCTTAATGCCAGAGACATCGTTTTCTACGTCATCCAGTCTTTGGTCAACAGTGACCAGATGCGCCTGAATATCGATAACCTCATCCAGCAAGTAATCAACATCGCTACGCAGTACGACTATCTTCCCTTCGGCAGTTGTTAACCTGACCTCAAGTAGATTTATCGCTTTTGTGTTTGCGGTGATTCTTGCGTCGTGATCAGCCAGTTCGACATCCTGTTCATCGTTTTTTACCTGGGCATCGTAAGCGCCCTGACCAGCCTGATTTGCCTTCCCGGCAATTGCGCCGACATCAGCCCCCTGATTAATGACATACAGCAGGTAAGACTGGCTGAATATATTGCGTGGAAGGATTGATGTATCGAGTCGTGTAGCCTGAATTGTTACCGGCTCATTGAGATTCGAATCAGCCATTACTCAATCCTTATCTGGCAACCAGACAGAGTGACAGGTGACTTCGTGATAACGCGCAATTTGAAGCCGACATTTTTCCTGATGCGCCCTACTCGCTTCCACAAAACACGTTTGTCGTAAACGAACGGTTCATTCTGCTCAATCATCTGCTCACGCCCGTAATTGATGCCGTCAGTGGTTGCAGAGAGAAAAAGGCGGTCAGCATACTGCGCAACGCCAGTTGACGACTCAACCTCAAGGTCGAAAACTCTGGCGTTATCCGCTTTGAACAACGGAGTAAACAGCAGGTGTTCCTGTTGCCTGTCGTACTGGCTGCTGATATCGAACTGCAATTTCCCTGTCATCGATTCAAGCTTATCGCCGCACGTAATTTGGTTGCCTTCGTAAATGAAGTCGATAGCGCGGTACACATCGTCATACAGGCCTGTTTTCAGTACACACCATTGCGGACCATTGGCGCTTGAAGATGCGTCGTACACGAGGACGTGGCGCGGCAGGTGAATAATCAGCAACTCATGAGCATCAAACCGCAACGATTCCATCACGCCATCAGCCAGTTCATCAGCAGTGTAGGAGCGGAGGATTTTCTCAATGCTCGCGCTGGCTATTGGTGATACCTGACCGGAGCCGATGATGTATACAGAAGGCGCGCCTGTTGCCGGATTGCTGATGAACGCATACGAATCAGCAAACGGCGTTTTGCAGTAAGTCCCGGCAATACCTTTCTGCACCATCAGCGATGGCTGTGCGACATACAAAGCGGCACCAACAGTGGTTGCACCAGTCATGGAGAAATATTCAATCGTTGATGAACCAAAGCAGACAATGAAGTCTCGCCATGTTCCGATGCCGATAATGCCGTCAGGCTGCGATTCTGCGCGATATTGTGCGCTGTATCGGTCAGGGTGCGATTCGTCTTCAGGGTCAGTAATAAACCATGAATCCGTGCCGTCTTTTGACCACGCATAACGCCCACGTAAGCGTGTAATGTCGCGGACTGAACCTAACTCATACTGCGTAAATCCGCTGTCTGCAGGCCAGTTTGAGACGGTTTTAACCGTGCCATCATAGCGATACTCAACCAGTTGACCATTAACGCCTACAGCCTGAGATGTTCGACCATGCGCCATTGATACACGACCACTTCCGGCAACATCACCGACTTCACTTTCTCCTTTGTACAGCTTGCCGCCACACACGCGATAAACAGCATTCTGCGCCATGTTGTACTCAACTCCGCGCGATACACCGTTTACATCAGAGCGTTTGGCAATGCCCGGGAATGAGCGAAGATATCCGCTGCTGTTAAGGATTTCTTTGGGTGTAGCCAACATATTCACTGGCAGATAGTCGATATAGTCGGCGTTTCTAAAGTCTTTGCCGACACCTTTCATAAGCGGAAGTTGCTGAATCGGCATTTATTCACCTCACGTACTCGGATCATCTTTCTCGATGTAAAACCGATTCCACGTAAACGCGCTTTTGTTACCACTACCGCGAGGCATGTCATTTCGCCGCTCAAGTGGTGGTATTTTGGTTAAAGCGATACAGATTGTCTGATATGCACTGTCAGCAGCGGTAAGGAGAGCGTCTGACGGCTGAATGACGTTATCCATGCACACTTGCACAGCGAGTTTCAAAGCGACGCCATCATTTGCCCATGCAGGGATACCTGAATCATCGTCAGGTAACGGCATGATGCCGTTTTCTGTATCAGCAAACTGATATCCAAGCTCGATACCTTTAGCCTGCCATGCTGCCATCATGTCTTCGAGGTCATTAATGGCATCTTCAATTGCCTGAGGGTCAGCATCTGTCAACGTGGCATTGGAATACAGCCCGGCTTTTCGTAAAGCCTTTAGAACGAGATCACCCTTCGTTTTCGCCATCTTCTTCCGCCTTAGCCACTTTTTGCTTCGTTGCGGTTTCTTCAGGAGTTTTTACCCAACCTTTTTTCAGGTGAGATTTAACTTCTTCGTCATCAACAATGACGTAATCGACAGCAAACTGACCACAGGTGATCATGTTGCCAGGCTTATAGAGCATTGTTCGTGCCATTGTCTTCTCCCAATAAAAATGGGGCCGAAGCCCCACCAAAATTACTGCCCGGCAATAACGATGCCCGTATATTCAGGAACAAGTACAGAGCAACCGTACAGAGTGGTGAAACGAGCAGTGGTTACGCCTTTGATGTGGTCGAAGGCATAAGACATGATCAGCGTAGCGCCCTGCTCGGTGGTTGCTGTCATTACCTGTGGACCCTGACCTGTCGGGAATGCCAGTTTGCCGTACATCAGCTCAACAGAACCATCAGCCCAGAAGAGGTTAGCAGGTGCTGCGTTCTTGTTGAGAATGGTGATTGCTGCTGATTCTGCCGGTTTGGCATCGACGTTTGCATATGGACGACTCGCAACATCAGTATTTTCAACAGGGAGAATCTTTGGAGAAATTGTTACGGTAGTTCCGCTAACAGCCAGAACACGGAATACCTGCGGTTGACCGGTGGTATCTTTTGTGATCTGGTGTACGGAATTCACACCGGCAATGGTGAACGCATCACCAACCTGCAAGCCAGATGCAGATACCGTAATAGTCCCCTGTCGGTTATCAACTGGCATACCATTTGAATCTTTCGCTTCAACCTTGTGTTCAGGTTGGCCTGATACTGTCAAGGATTCAGTGCTTCCTTTCGGTAATCGACCAGAAATATCGGTCTTGTAGCTATCGAAGGACGCAACCGGAGGGATTTGCGCTTTTTCGTATGCTGTCAGGGTTGCGCCCTGAGCATAGGCACGGTGACCAAGCTCGCCAGCAAGGTCTTTGTAGTTGAAGGGGTTCCAGAAAGAGCGACGGTTGATACCCTGAGGTACACCAATCGCCGTCATGGTGGCATCAATACCTGCCGCACAGTTCCACAAATCACGGCCCTGTGTACCTGCGGTTGAGTCAGCCATCGTGATCACGTTAGTAGCACGCTGCGTGACCATGGAAATCAGGTCAGAGTCAATCTGTGCAGCAAGGCGCATACCTGCGGCGCGACCAGCTTCAGTTTTATGTTCCGGATCACGCATTTCACGCGCATCCAGAGTGTACAGAATGTTTTTCGGCTCCTTGAACACTGAAGGAACAAGGCGCTGAACCAGTGCTGTTGGCGTTTTGCTGCTGAGGTCGAGGCCTTCCTCAATATTCATGTGGTAATGCTGCGGACGATACAGAACATCACCTGCTCGCTGCATTGCTGTATCACCGGGACGGAATTTTTTAGCGTTACGGGAAACTACGCAGGCGGCCTCAAAGCCTTCAACGTAGTTTTCGAACATGATTTCAAGGTCTTTTGCTAATTGGTTAGCCATGCTTAATGCTCCAATAGGTTATTTTTTTGCCTTTTTAGCGGCGAAATACGGCGTCCAGTCACCAGTTTCCAGCGCCTTGGCTTTCAATTTGTCGAGGTTGTTGATTACTGCGCCGTTGCTCCCCTTAACCGTCGGGGTTGTGGCTGCCGTGGTTTTTGCTTTTGGCATGATTCTGGCCTTCGATTCGATACGTTCCAGCAGACGACCAATTGCTACGGGGTTGGTAGCTTCTGCCAGTTGCTTGCGCAGTTCAGCGTTGCGACCAAGCGCCAGAACAACGATTTCCGGCTTCTCTGACTCAAACAGGATCGCGTTTTGTGTCTCGATGGGGATTTCCTCGAGTACGGCCTGCTCAGCTTCCTGATAGCCAGGAACTTTGAGAGCCTTAACACGTTGCTGATATTTGGATAATCGCTCTTGATAGGCAGCCTGAAGCTCCTGCTCCTTCTGCTTGCGAGCCATCTCCTGTTGCTGGTACTTGCCATTATCCTCTGCCCACTTAGCCATGCGTTGCTGGTAGATTTCTTCATCGAAACCGATGTCCTCATCATCCAGTTTTGGCATTCGCGGTGGTTGAGTGATTACCGGCTGCTGCTCGACGGGTTTCTGAGACTGACGCATCAGCTCTTTCAGCTCGCGGTCTTTCTCTTTAATCGTCTTGCGCAGGTGTTTTACCAGTCCATGCTCAGCGCCATCTTCGCTGGTTGGCGAATCCAGCTTTTCGTCACCAAAGTAGAATT